AAACGGCCGTTTAACGGAGCTCGTATACCGGGGACGGCTGTGGCTAGAGGATGCGGGGCGGTAATGTCTAACCGCCGGAAAAGAACAAAAGGGTCAGTGTCGCAAGCATGACAGCGCTAGCTTTTTATATAGATAAGGAAAAACAGATCTGCGAAGAGATTATCGCATGGTCTGAGCACACGCTTCAGAAGCCTAACCCTTTTTACAATAACTTACCGGCCTGCCCCTATGCTCAGAAGGCGTGGCAAGAGAATAAGGTGGCTATACTATTTAAGTATGAAGATAGTTATCAGTGTCTGTACAGCACTATATCTCAATGGGAAGACGTTTTTGATCTTTGTATTATTGTTGATATGGAGTTTGAAAAGGACCCGGAACGGTTTCACGCTTACCTAGATGACCTAAATACCGCTATTTCGGAAGGCATCTTTATAGAAAGAGACGCGTGGGTAATGGGCTTTCACCCGCACGATGAAGCAAATGATTTTGTTGATGACCAGTCTTTTATGCAAATGGTAGAAGATGAGTATGCTATGATTTTTGTGCAACGCTTGTCTAAGCTACAAGAATCAGCAGACAAACTTGCGGAAAAAGGTTATTATGACAATTACCTAGCCGAATATGACGCAGAAGCCATATTCAACAAACGAGCAGAGCTATACAGGAGATTACAGAATGGCGATGAAACCTCGTAAGATGATGAAAAAGGGCGGCGCAGTAAAGAAAATGCGCGGCGGTGGTATGGTTAAAAAGATGCGTGGTGGCGGCATGGTTAAAAAGATGCGCGGCGGCGGCATGGTAAAGAAGAAGTAAAATGGCCACTTCTGGCAGCACTAATTTTGAATTAGACGTAGCTGATTACGTCGAGGAAGATTTTGAGCGTTGCGGCTTAGAGGTTCGCACCGGGTATGACCTAAAGACAGCACGTAGGTCTTTGAACCTCATGCTTGCTGAATGGGCTAACAGAGGCTTAAATCAGTGGACAATCGCTCAGAGAACGCAAGCTGTAACGTCTGGTACGGGTAACTACACTTTGGGGGCAGACGTTATTGATGTTCTGTCTGTGGTTGTTCGTAGAAGCGGAACGGATTACGCCTTAGATCGTATGAGTCGAGACGATTATTTAACCATTCCGACAAAAACGACGACGGGTAAGCCAAATCAGTTTTTCTTGGATCGCCAGATTACACCAGAGCTAAAAGTATGGCCGGTTCCCGATAACAGCACAGACATCATTGTATACGACGCTCTGACTAGAATGGATGATGCGGACGAATACAACAACACAATGGACGTTCCTTTTCGATTATACCCGTGTCTTGCAGCCGGGCTTGCTTACTATATTTCTATCAAGAGAGCTCCGAACCGTGCTCAGTTGCTAAAAGCGATTTATGAAGAGGAGTTTGAGCGGGCAATGGCCGAGGACCGTGACAGGGCCTCTTTCAATGTTGTACCGCAGTACCAGTATTTTAGGACGAATTAATGTCTAAGTTTTCGTCAGGTAAAGATTCCTACGCTATATCTGATCGGTCAGGCTTCCGTTACCGGTATAAAGATATGCGTCGGGAGTGGAATGGCTTGCTTGTTGGTAAAGATGAGTGGGAGCCGAAGCATCCACAACTTGAGCCGTTTCGTAAAGTGTTTGATGCTCAAGCGCTAAAAGACGCTAGGCCCGACCGTAACGAAAACGAGAATGTAACGATTACTTTCCCTGTTTTTAGCCTAACTCAAATTCAATTTTTAAGGAGCCCTGCGAGTGCTGCAACCGTAGGAAATGTAAACGTATTAACCACAAAAAATACTTCGTTCAGTGTGACGGGAAATACCGGCAATAGTGCGCTAGGGTCTGTTACAACCAGCTTAACTCAAATTCCCGCGGTTACAGGGGTTTCTTCTACGGCTGGATTAGGATCGGTAACCATAAGCACCCCTGTAACTCTTGCGGCGACATATGTAATGACTGTAGTTAACATACTTGGTCAAGATAAGTATCATCAAGACGGCTCCGGTCCGGGTTTGGCCGGGCGAGATGTCACCGAAGGTTTGATATATCGTTATGATCAGTCGGATGCAAGTAACTCCGGACACCCCTTACGTTTCTCTACGACCCCAGATGGTACACACGGCGGCGGCGTAGAATATACCACAGGCGTGACAACTTCGGGAACTCCGGGTCAGGCGGGGGCCTATACACAAATACAGGTTGCGATAGGAGCCCCGACACTGTATGTCTATTGCACAGTTCACAGCGGTTTGGGTTACAAGGTGAACACGTTATGAGTTATACACAAACTACATTAAAACAAGCTATCCAAGATTATGCGGAAAACGACGAAACCACGTTTGTAAACAATCTTGATAACTTTATCCGTAATGCGGAAGAGAAGATACTGAAGCTTGTAGATCTTGATGTGTTCCGCAGGAATGTGGCCGCGGTAATGACTACAGGCAACCGGTTTTTAAGTCAGCCCACAGATTATTTAGCGACCTTCTCTTTGTCTTACAACAACGGCTCCGGCACTGATCACGTTTTTTTAGAGCAAAAAGACGTAAACTTTTTACAAACTTATTGGCCTACGTCATCCACTACCGGGGCACCTAGATACTACGGCATTTTTGATGTTGATAATTTTCTTATAGCTCCTACTCCGGATCAGGACTACACAGTCGAACTACATTATTACTACAGACCTGCTTCTATTACGGGGGCGGCAGGTACGTCGTGGCTTGGGGAAAACGCACCAGATGCGCTTTTATATGGCTCTTTGGTCGAGGCTTATATCTTTATGAAAGGGGACCCTAACCTTTTACAGATGTATAAGCAGCAGTTTGAAGAAGCCGCTCTTCGCTTAAAGAATTATGGTGAAGGCGTAGAAAATACCGAAGCTTACCGCGACGGGTTAGTGAGGATCCAAAAAACATGAACGTAGCAATAGTGGCGCTTGGCGGCTCGTTTTCTGAGTACGTCTTATCGCGCATAAACTCGCAGAAATTTGATGAAGTGTGGGGAATAAATAGCATAGGTGCTATCTTTCACGTGGACAAAACTTTTATGATGGATCCGGCTAGCCGGTTCTTAGACGACATAAAAGCCGGGAAGCAGACGGGTATTGCTCAAGAGTTCTTGCTAGAGACGCCCAACAAGGGGCCTATTTATTCTTGCTGCTTAGATGAGAGAGTTCCCGAAATAGAGCTATACCCCCTAAAAGAGGTGGTATCTGATCTCGGTTATTCTTATTTTAACAACACGGTAGCCTATGCGATAGCTTACGCCATCTACAATAAGAAAGTGTCTAAGTTGCACTTGTACGGTGTCGATTTTAGCTACAAACAGAACATAAATTTTGCTGAAGCGGGTCGAGCCTGTTGTGAGTTTTGGTGTGCTATAGCTTTATCAAAAGGTATGCAGATAGAAATAGCTCAAACCTCGGGTTTTATGGACACAAACGTCCCCGAAAATGAAAAGCTATACGGCTACCATCGACTAGCAGATCCCCTTGTTCAGACCATAAAAGACGGCAATCTTCTGATCATGCCTCAGTCCGAGTATATAGCTGAAAACAAAGAAGTTTTACGGCCGCCGGAGCCTTTAGATGATCCGGTTCTTATTGGAAGACATGATGTTCCGGGAGTGACTTATAATGATTAGTGTTGGCACAGGAATAGACGTAGGAAGTATTGGCGTAACAACGTCTAATAATGGCGGATTATCTTCGGACCAAATAGCTGAAATGGCGCGTAAAAAGATTGTGTATGTATCTGATGACGCTCCCCCGGCTATTAAAGAGCAAGCACAGGTTTTTGCGGACAGAGTAGAAGACGTTGTGCGATTTTACATTGACTTGGCTAAACGCGAGGAGCGTGGTACTATATGCCAGACTTTGCGTAAAGCTGGTCACAACGACATTGCTGATTTTATTAGGAGACTATAATGGCAATTACTCAAGCAATGTGTACCTCATTTAAGTCGCAACTCCTAACGGGTACACACGATTTTACAAACTCAACAGGCAACACCTTTAAGCTTGCTTTGTACGCAATTGGTGGTGGCGGTAAGTCAGGCACAACTGCAACGCTAGGTGCTACAACTACTGCGTTTACCACAACTGGCGAAGTGGCTGACAGCGGTTCTTACAGTTCAGGTGGTGGTACGTTGACAAATGTTACTCCGTCTACTGATGGAACAACTGCTATTACAGACTTTGCTGATTTGAGCTTCACCACAGCTACAATTACCGCTCGTGGCGCTCTGATCTACAATAGCTCTGCTACTAATGCGGCTGTAGCTGTTTTGGATTTTGGTTCAGATAAAACATCGACATCTGGCACATTTACCATTCAGTTCCCAACAGCGGACGCTTCAAACGCCATTATCCGCATAGCCTAACGGAGTAAGCCGTGGCTAACATTACGGGATGGGGCAGAGGCACTTGGGGTGAAGGTGCTTGGAATGAAGCCCTTCCCGTTACAGTTACGGGAGTTGAAGCTACTGGTGGCGTAGGCAGCCCACTTGCCGCTGGTGGTGCGTTAGTTACTGAGACCGGCCTTACCAGCACCGTTGGTTTTGGGGATGAACAGGTAGAAGGCACCGCAAATGTCTTCCCAACGGGTGTTTCCGCTACCGCCTCCACCACTACTCCAGAAGCCCCTGCCGCGGCTATACTCACAGGTCAAGCCGCTACAGGTGCAGTTGGCGATGCGTCTATTGAGGCTAACGTCGTTGTTTCGCTTACAAGCCCGGCGCTTGCTATTAGTTCTGGCAACGTTGTTCTGGAGTCCGCATATGGCGTTACAGGATTGTCAGCAAGCGGAAATATTGGTATTGTCTTTATCTGGGGACAGTTAGTCCCTGATCAGAATGCCTCTTGGTCAGAAATTGCTCCGTCAAATGCAGATGTATGGGGTAATATAACACCAGATCAGGTGGCTGATTGGAAAGAGGTCGCGTAAATGGCTAGTACATACACTACTAGAACAGGTATTGAAAAGCCAGCTACTGGCGAACAGTCAGGAACTTGGGGTGATACCACTAACTTAAACTTTGATATTATTGACACCGCGCTAAACGGTGTTGTGACGCTTAGTCTTAGTGGCACAAGCTCAAACCTGACCACAACAGATGGCACCGTTTCTGACGGTATGAACAAAATGATTATCTGTTCTGGCTCTCCATCTGGCACCCACACAATCACAGTAACACCGAACACCGCAGAAAAGTTCTACTTTGTTACCAATAGCTCTGGGGAGTCCGTTATATTTTCTCAGGGTTCTGGAGCCAATGTAACCGTTGCAGATGGCGAAAGCCGTATCATTCATTGCGATGGGAATGGCTCTGGAGCGGCGGTGACAGATTTTACCTCGACTATGGTAGCAAGCACTACTTTCATCAACACTATTGCGTCAGGTGACGCCACCGCTTTGGCAATCGCGTTAGGATAAGGATATGGCAAATACATTTAAAGTTGTAACAAAAGCTGGTGTCACTACACTTGATGACATCTACACGGTGGCGGCTTCGACAACCACCGTTATTCTGGGTGTTGTCCTTGGCAACACAACCACAAGTCAAACCACAGCAACGGTTACACTGTCATCTGACACAGCAAACCGCGCAGGTAACAACAACGAAGCTAACCAAGATGTCGAGCTTATTACCAATGCTCCGATCCCGGCTGGATCTTCGCTGGAATTACTTGCGGGTAACAAAGTGGTAATGGAAGCAACTGATGTGTTTAAGGTTTCAGCGGCTAATGCAATTGATGTAACGCTGTCAATTATGGAGATCACCTAATGCCATATCTGGGTAATCCTCTCGCATTTGCTTACAGCGCGGTAAGCTATCAGGATTTAACTGGTGGCACTGGAACCAGTTTTACCCTGAACAACTCTGTGTTAAATTCCAACGAGTTGGAAGTCTTTGTTAACAATGTGCGTCAAGAGCCTTCTGTAGCTTACACAGCCAGCGGCACAACGCTGACCATGACAGGCAGCATATCCGCATCAGACGATTTTTACGTTGTCTATCAGGGCATGGCAAAGCAGACCGTCACCCCGGCGGAAAGCACTAACTTGTCAATTACAGACTTGACCTTGAGCGGAGAGCTTTCTCTGGCTAAAGCTGTTCAGGGTACAACTCTTACCGACACCACAAACACAGGTAACGTCACGCTTGACTTTGACACTTATCAAAATTTTGTGTTGACACTTACAGGTAACGTCACACTCGTTAATCCCAGCTTAACCTCAGAGTCGGTTGGTCAAGTCGGAACAATTATCTTTATTCAAGACAGCACGGGCAATCGCAGCTTATCGTTAGGCACCGATTACGAGTCTGTTGGTGGATCTGGTATCACTCTATCAACTGCGGCCAGCGCCACTGACATGGTTCCCTATGTCGTGGTTTCTACTACCCGTATCTTACTTGGTACGCCGCAACTGGCGTTCAGCTAGGAGGCAGCATGTCCGGTCCTTTTGGCTCAAGTCCATGGGGTTACAACTCCGGCGGTAGCTTTTACCCCTACAGCATTGACCAGTCTCTGCGGTTAGATGGCACCAGTGCTTATCTTACTAAAAACGATTTTGCCACCTCAACAGACACATCTAAAAGAACCTTTTCAACGTGGGTAAAAAGAGGAGAACCTGTAGGGGTAGCTGGCTACAACCATATTATTAGTGCGGGTTCTACTGGTATTGATGGTTTTGGTTTTGCGAATGGAACTGCAAAACTACAGTGGGTACAAGGTGGAGTTGTTACTAAAGATGGTGTTAGAGATTTAAGAGATACAAGTGCGTGGTATCACATTTTTACGACTTGGAACGCCACTGACAATGAGGTGTATATTTATGTAAATGGAGAATTAGATTATTCAAGCACTGGTTCAATAGATCCTTTGAGCAAACTTGGAAATACAGGTCATACTACTTACATCGGTAAACGTAGTAACGCAGCCACATACATAGACGGCTATCTAGCCGAAACTGTTTTTCTTGATGGTTATATTGGCGATGTAAATGATTTTGGGGAGTTAGTTAATGGCATATGGGTGCCGAAGGATATTTCAGCCGCTAGTCTAACCTATGGCACCAACGGATTTTATCTGGATTATGCTGACAGCAGTGACTTCGGTAAGGATGTATCTGGTCAAAATAATCATTTTACATCAAACAGCTTAGCCGCAGAAGACCAAGTGCCGGACAGCCCGACTAATGGGTTTGCTACGCTTAACGCACTAAGAACAGTTGGTTCCCCCAACCGTACACAAGGTAACTTAGAGGCACAAGATGCTTCTACAGCTTGTGGAGATTCAACCTTCCATATACCTAAAACTGGCAAATGGTATTTTGAAAGTATGACAGCAGTAGGGGGTGGTGTAAGACAAGGTGTTGGAGACTACAGTGTTACATTTGGCGTTAATAACTTTTTGCCTGTAGGCGGTGGTACAGGTTCCTATCTATGGCAAGAGAACGCTACAAGTGTATCAATAAATGGTAGCACAGGTTCCGCTACAGGAGGCGGTACTAGTGCATTTACTGCAAATCCCGGTGTAGGTACTCCTGTTGGAGTTACTGTAGATGTTGAAAATTTGGAAATATATTTTCAAGCAGATGTTGGTAGCGGTTTAGAAGTTCTTGGGCCTTTTTCTATAAATTCAGCACACACTAATTTAAGCCCAGCTTTCAATATGAATGGGGATACAGTTAGTTTTAATTTTGGTGCTGACAGTAGTTTTGCAGGAAGAAAGACATCTGGTTCAGCCGAAGCACAAGACGCAAATGGAAGGGGTGATTTTTATTACACGCCACCAACAGGGGCGTTAGCTCTCTGCACATCCAACCTACCAGAGCCAGTCATCGGCCCGAACAGCGACACAACGAGTGACGAACACTTTAATACTGTGCTTTACACGGGTACGGGTGCGGCGCAAAGCATTACAGGTGTAGGGTTCCAACCCGACTTTACTTGGATTAAAAATAGAAGTGCGGTACAGCACCATAACTTATTTGACGTTATTAGAGGTGCTGGTAAGCTACTATATTCAAGTCTCAGCAATGCAGAGGCTACAACATCTACCCACTTAAATTCGTTTGATAGCGATGGTTTTACTGTTGGCAGTGCGGTATCCGCAAATGGCAGTGGCAATGCTATTGCTTCTTGGAACTGGAAAGCTGGCGGCACAGCATCATCTATTGCTGTTGACGCATATAGTGCTGGTGTACCAAGTATAGCGTCAAGCGTTTCGGCCAATCAGGATGCTGGGTTTAGCATTGTGTCTTGGACTGGCACGGGTGCCGCTGGAACTATTGGTCACGGCCTTTCATCTGCGCCAGAACATATAATTGTAAAAAATAGAGATACCGCAGGTCGTATTTGGCTAAATTATGTTAAAGCGGCAGTAAGTGATGCTGAGACTGATTATTTAAGTTTGAATGGCACTGGCGCATTGGTAGATAATGTAGATGTTTGGAATGATACCGCACCAACATCTACTGTATTTACTGTAGGGTTAAACGCGTCCGCTAACCAAAGTGGAAACGATATGATAGCCTACTGTTTTCACGGCGTTGAAGGCTACTCAAAATTCGGCGCATATGTCGGCAACGGTTCCGCAGATGGCACGTTTGTCTACACAGGGTTTAGGCCAGCTTGGGTTATGATAAAAAAATCAAGTGGAACTGATGGTTGGTCAATTTATGACAGCGCAAGGGAAACCATTAATGTAATGGACACTAGGCTTTCAGCTAACTTGAGTGATGCTGAAGTGTCAAGTTCAAACATAGAGTTAGATTTTATATCTAATGGCTTTAAATTAAGAGGTACAGGCTCAACTATAAACACCAGCGGGCAGACCTACATCTACCTCGCCTTTGCCGAAGCCCCATTTAAATACGCCAACGCCAGATAAAAGGAGATAGTATTATGGCATGGAAGTATAACACTAGAACTATCCGCGTTGGTAAAGCGTGGGTTGATGACAACGGAGTACAGCATCCACGGAACTGGTCAATCTGGTCAGATGCGGATAAAGCCGCCGCTGGTTTGACTTGGGAAGATGACCCGGCTCCATTTGACAACCGCTTCTATTGGGGCCGCGATGCTGACGGCAACCTGATTGAGCGCTCACTCGTGGACGTTAACGAAGTCGATGAGGACGGTGATCCGCTTTTAGACGAAAATGGCGACCAGATGGTAACACTTGGCCTGAAGTCACAATGGAAGCAGACCATTAAAGAGCAGGCTGCGAGTATGCTGGCTCCTACAGACTGGATGGTAATCAAGGCGTCAGAGGTTGCGGACTACTCTTTACCTAGTGACGTTGCTACCGCTCGTGCCGCGATTCGTGCTGCAAGCAACACAATTGAGGCTTCGATTGATGGGGCTAGCGATATGGCGGCTTTTGTGGCATTATGGGATGCACCAGTTGACAGTGATGGTAATCCAACAGGGAATGCGCCGATAAACGACTGGCCGGAGTAAGATATGGCACTTTCAAAACTAAGGTCTGAAAGCATAGACTTAACTGATGACTATGCGTTCACTGGTACTGTAACAGGGGCTGGTGGCGGTAAGGTGTTGCAAGTTCAATACACTCAGTTTGCTGGGTCAAACACATACACTGCCACTGGAACCGAACCAGCAAACCCAATCATACTCACAGATTTAACTGTCGATATCACGCCATCAGCAACCAACAGCATCATTCAATTACAGGCAATGGTAACGGGTGAGTTTGGTGATGTAAATGATTTGTGGAACCACACGTTTTTCTTTTATCGTGATACGACAAAACTTGCCGCAACTACTGCTGGGAGCAGACCAACAGGCGTATCAGTCGCCACCAGAACGCACTCTAGCGATGTAACGTCAACACCAGAAGCGGCATTCTTTCAGTATTTTGATAGCACACATAACACTACTTCACAGATAACATACAAAGTTGGGTTACAACTTCAATATGGAGCAGGTGCTGTTGACTTTGCATTAAATAGGACAATTACAGACACTGATAATGGAATCCATGAACGTCTTATGTCTTACATTAGTGCTACAGAGATTGCGGGGTAACACATGCCATACATAGGTCGATCCGAAAAATTTGGTGTTAGAAACCGCTTCTACTACACCGCAACTGGTGGCGAAACCTCGCTATCCGGCGCGGATGATGACGGCAAAGTTCTGGACTTTAGCGATGGCGCGTATGTAGACGTTTTCCTAAACGGTGTGCTTCTTGTAGCTGGCACCGACTATAACACCACAACAGCAAATACAATCTCCAGCCTAGCCGCGCTATCGGCTAGCGATATTGTTGAAATCTTGGTCTATGATGTTTTCAACGTGGCTGACACGGTGTCTGCCGCATCTGGGGGTACATTTAGTGGCGGCGTTACATTCAGCGGTGATGTCACACTTAGCAAGTCTTTACAGGGCAACACCCTTACAGACACCACTAACACAGGCAGCGTCACTCTGGACTTTGATACTTATCAGAACTTTGTCCTTACCTTTACAGGCAACGTGACCTTCGCCAATCCGTCTACCGAAGCAATCGGTCAGTCTGGATTTATCGTGATCATCCAAGATGCAACAGGAAGCAGGACGCTTTCTTTGGGTACGGATTATGAAACGGCTGGTGGGTCAGGTATCACATTGTCCACGGCGGCAAGTGCAAGAGACATCGTGCCTTACGTTGTTTCTGCTACAGGTTCTATTCTACTAGGTGCGCCTCAGTTGGCGTTCAGCTAAGAGGTTCGTATGTCTGGTCCGGCAGGTTCACAACATTGGATGTATGCAAGCGGCGGTAGTTTTTACCCATACAGCATTGACCAGTCTCTGAGGTTTGATAGTTCAACCTCATATTTAACTCGCACACCATCATCTGCTGGCAATAGAAGAACATTTACCCTTTCCTTTTGGTATAAAAATTGTGACAACACAAACGGACAGATTATTTTTGGGTCAAGGATTGATGGCAACAACCAATTCACATTTCAGAAAACCACTGCTAGTGCTTTAGATTTTTACAGTCAAACTAGCGGTTCAATTACTGTAAGAATGATTACCAGTTCTGTTTTTAGGGATGTTGGGGCGTGGTATCATATTGTTCTAAAGGTAGACGTAACAACTGGCACATCAGCAAATGCTATTTATGTGAATGGTGTTGAGCAACCTCTTACAACTGATACGTCATCAAACACTGACACTTATGTAAACTCTACAATACCACACCAAATCGGTAGATGGGACACTGGAGGCTATATAAATGCTTATATGGCAGAGGTTCATTTCATTGATGGCACTGCCCTAGACGCTACCAGCTTTGGCGAAACCATCAACGGTATCTGGGTTCCAAAAGCATACGACACAGCAGATGGCGCATATGGCACTAACGGCTTTTATTTGACCTACGAAGGAACAGGCACAGCTACAACAACGCAAGGCATAACAGCGCAGACAAATATTGGTGATGACCAATCGGGTGCCGGAAATAATTTTGCTGTTTCTGGCTTTGCCGCAGAAGATGTCGTGCCGGACAGCCCGACTAATAATTGGTGTACGTTGAACTTTAACGACAGCCGCCCAAATCTGGGATGGCAAGAAGGTGGGTTACGTTGGTTTTCAGCTTCTGTTGCATACAAGGCCTTTGCAACAATGGTAATCCCAGAGATATCTGACAGTGATACTTATTATGCGGAATATCATCTTGCGCAAGAGGGATACGCTGGCGGCATAGCACCTTTGTCAAATTCTGGTTCAAATAATAGCACTGATAGGACAGGGTTTCTTGCTTGGTACAGCAATGGCAATTTTTATAATAACACTACCACAACAGCGTCTGGATACAACCCTGTTGTGGGTGATATCATAAGCATCAAAGCTGGAAACGGACAGATTGAGTTTTTCTTAAATGGCACATCTGTTGGAACACCATACACTGGATTAACAGGGTCATACAAATTTGGCGCGTGGGCAGTAGGCGCAACTGGAAATGGGATGTATTGGAATTTTGGACAGGACAGTACATTTGCAGGGTCTAAGACTGGTTCATCAAATACGGCTGACCAAAATGGCTTTGGCGATTTTTACTATGCCGAAGCCGCAAACAATATTTCACTTTGTGCGGCTAATATAGTAGAGCCAGACATCGGCCCGAACAGCACGGAACAGGCTGACGATTACTTTAATACGCTTTTATACACTGGAACTGGAAGCACTGATCTAGAGGTAAACGGCCTTTCATTTACACCAGACTGGCTATGGATTAAGCGTAGAGATAGTGCGCAAAATTTCAGCAATGCTATTGTTGACAGTGTTCGGGGTAATACAAAAAATTTAGTTACAAACAGGACAGATGCTGAATCTACATCAACAGGAACAAATGATATTCAATCATTTGACAGTGATGGTTTTACAACAGGGCCAAGCAATCAGGTTTCTGTAAACGACAGCGGCGGAACATTTGTTGCTTGGTCTTGGAAAGCTGGCGGTACGGCGGTCAGCAACACTGATGGCAGCATTACGTCAAGCGTATCGGCTGCCCCTGATGCTGGGTTTAGCATAGTGTCCTACACTGGCACAGGTGCTAATGCGACTGTTGGTCACGGTTTGTCTAATGCGCCTGACCTTGTTATTGTCAAGAACAGAAGCATTGTGTCATCTTGGCTTGTTAGACATTCTAGTCTGACTGCAAGTCAAACCTTGCTTCTTGAAAATACGACAGGCGTTGTTAGTACGAATTATTGGCAAAGCACACAGCCAGACTCTAGCGTATTTTATGTAAGTTCAAATAGCGAGGCCAATGGTTCTACCAACAATCTAATAGCCTACTGTTTTGCAAACACCGAAGGCCACCTGAAATGCGGCTCATATGTCGGCAACGCTTCCACAGATGGCCCGTTTGTCTACACAGGGTTTAGGCCAGCTTTGGTTATGATTAAGAACACTGCTGATGTTACACACTGGGCAATATGGGATTCAAAGAGGGTTGCTTATAACGTGAACACTACAGCTTTGTATCCTAGTTCTACTGACGGCGACAACACAGGGACATCACTTTATGTTGACTTTGTTTCAAACGGTTTTAAGTGGAGGTCTAGTCACAATTCTGTAAATGGTAGTAATGACAAATTCATCTACCTCGCCTTTGCAGAGGCCCCATTCAAATACGCCAATGCGCGATAGGAGTAAGAAATGAGTAGAGCAAGAGATTTTGCAGATTTAGCTGGTAGTGCAGACGCGGGTGGCCTGACAGGTCGCAACCTCATCATCAATGGTGCGTTTTCTGTTTTCCAGCGCGGAACCAGCGCAACAACTGTTAACGGTAATGACATTTTTGCGGCTGACCGTTTCAAAGGTTGGGCAAATGGCGGCGGTACATTTACCGTTGAACAGTCTACAGATGTTCCAAACAATGAATTTGAGTTTAGTGCAAAGCTAACAAACACAGCTACAGATGGTTCTGTTGCGGCTAGCGATAATTATAGATGGGCTACAGACTTAGAGGGATATACTGTTTCACAGCTTGGATACGGACATAGTGATGCTAAAGCAGTCACTCTATCTTTCTGGGTAAAGTCTAGCTTGGCTGGCACATATTGTGGTGCGCTTTACTCAACAACAGCTTCTAGGCATTACATATACGAGTACACAATTTCATCTGCAAACACTTGGGAAAAGAAAACTATTACCATTACATCTGGCGACACAACAGGTAGTTGGAACAAGACTAATGGCAATGGTTTGCGTATTTATTGGGGGTTTGGCTCTGGTACAGATTATCAAGGCACGGCTGGTGCGTGGACTGCTGGCGAAAAGTGGGAAACATCTAATCAAGCCGCTTGGATAGGTTCAGCTTCAGCAACCTTCTACATCACAGGCGTACAGCTAGAAGTAGGCGATACAGCCACGCCGTTTGAACACAGAAGCTATGGCGATGAGTTGGCTAGGTGTCAGCGGTATTGT